TTATAGAACGACAACCACCTGGTGGCTTTCAAAATATCGAGATTTTATTACATTACATGTTCAAAGAGAAGGTTCTATTAGTTTCACCTGTGAGCATGCATGTGCATTTTGGAATGCGACATTTAGAGTACGAAGAACGTAAGGAAAGAACAGTAGCCATAGCAGAAAAATACATAGAAGGTGGAATTCCTTATGAGAGGAAACACGATATAGCTGATGCGTTATGTATGATTATATTTGACAATTTTAGGTCTTGTGTTCATTTTTTTGACAAGTTCAAATATTTTGCCAAGGTATACTAAATGCCAACCACTAAGCAGATTCAGAATGCTAAGAAAAAATTGAAGATCATGCCCAAACCCAAGGGAAATACTCCCAAGCTTCCCAATAAAATGACCTATGTGCTGATAGGTGTTGATCCCAAAGTGAAGAGAGATCGTGAATTCCTCAAGGCTGTTCAGGAGTACGCAAAGCTTCGTCGTTGAAAATTTACTTTAGCTTTTTACCTTTGAACAATTTATCCAAGTCCTTTACAAATGCATCAAAATGACCAAGTCTGTACTGTACAAATGACCAAAGTGCGAAAAATAACGTTTTTGTTAGGCGATTAACATCATTCTCTTCCATTTTGTATATCGGTCCTACGACACGTCCCATGAATGTTTCATCCTTTTCCTTCCCAGTGACATACATCTCGGCTTGTGTCAGTGCACATGTATCATCATTAACAGACCAATGATAAAAAATAAAGGGGATCACCATAGAATAGAACTCCAGTTGTCTGCGATCATTTATGAAAGGAACGACGAGTATCCACAAAAGGAAAATAAAATGAATGAGGAAAATTATATTCATCTACTATAAGATGTCCGAAGATATTAATATGGATGAAATGTGGAACGAATACCACGAAAATGTTTTGCGTCAATGGGGTGAAGCATCAGCGTGTTACAGATATATGCACCACCGCGCTTTTCTGATGTATAAACAACTGAGTCTTCGTTTTAGTTTGCCTGTAATTGTACTATCGACAATCACAGGTACGGCAAATTTTGCTCAAAGTTCGTTTCCAGAAAGTATTCAGGGTGGAGTACCCGCCGTTATTGGTGGTATGAACCTCATAGCTGGTCTCATCGCAACAATCATGCAATTCCTGAAAATCAATGAACTCATGGAGAATCACAGGACAAGTGCTTTGGGTCATGGTGGGCTTTCTAGGAATATTCGCCTCCAGTTGGCTCTCCCCCGTGAGGAGCGTAGTAAAGAGGGTCTCATTTTTGTGAACGAATGTAAATCAATATACGAAAGTCTGCTGGAACAGTCCCCCCCAATCCCCAAAGAAATACTGAAAACATTTGAGAAAGACTATCCAATAGAAGGTGTATTTACAAAACCTGAGATATTGAATGTGCGTCCTATTCCATTCTTAAAACCACCAAAAACTATAGAACCTATCCGAGCTATAACAAAAAATACACCATTCGAGAAAGTTGGTGAGTACTTGGCACCTCCTATTGAAGAGGAAGAGGAAGAGGAAGAGGAAGAAGAAGAGGAAGAAGAGACAGACGTCGAGCAAGGTACACCAAAAGAATAAACATAGTCAAGTTGGTCATAATTCCACATACAACATATGGTACAATTTTCCTTTTTAAAGGTTCTACGATACGTTTATGTAGTGCGTCATTCTCGAGCACCAAATCTATAGCCTGATTAGTAAGATCATCAATGGATTCCTTCATTAAAGTAGTGGGGCAAAAAAAAGAGCCAACTGTGACGACGATTCATACGAAACAGATTAATCTCATTCGTAAATACATTAGTGAAAGAAAGAATGTGTTCATCTGTGGTGCGATAGGTGTTGGGAAGTCATATGTTCTCAAAGCTGCACTGGAAGGGCTGAATCATATTGAGCTACAAGCAGAACATCTGAAGAGTAAATCATTATTTCTACCTTTCATAAAACCATCAACGAAACATGTATTCATCGATGATTATGAACCCACCTTCAAACCAATCATAGAGAGAGTGTCTGATGGTGATCGACTTTCTAGAGGGTCCCTTCTCGTGACAACCACAAATATGTGTATGTATCCAAATTTCGAAACTGTCTTCATCCCAAAACACAAACCCGATGTGTTAATGACACTCACAGATGAGAGAGGTATTAAAGTTACTGATGCCGCTATACGATCACAAGGAAACATTCGAACTTTTTTTGCATACATAGATGGATATGATGAGATTGATGATTTTCAGACACCGAAAGAGTTTGTTGCCGATGTACTTTCAGATTCAAGACCCATCGAAATTTACGATAGTATTTCTGAACATGGTCATGTATGGGACATATTTCAAGAAAATTACTTGGATTCTAGGGGTGTAGATATCATCAAAGCATCCCAAGCATTTTCAGATGCGGATATGTATGATACGAAGATGTATTCCCAAGGTGAATGGGGACTGATGCCATTTTTTGTGTTACATGCCCTAACGATACCGAAGACCGCACTTGGGGAACCACTCGTGAAAGAAAATATCAGACCTGGGAGCTGTTGGACAAAGTTTGGAAACTATAAGATGCGGAAACAAAAGTATGAGGAAATTAAGAAAAAATCGAGGATGGGTCTAGGTATAGAGGAATTGTGCCTATTAAAGAAGTATGCGGAGAAGGGTGAGTTACAACCCCTCATGGACTATAAAATTACCCCACAAGATTTTGATGTTATCAATCACCTCGCCGTAGGAAATGGCTTAAAATCAAGAGATGTAACTAGAGTAAAGAAAGCCTTGAAGAATGCCTACGACAGAAGATGACACTAAAGAACTAATCGAAGAAAATCAATCCGTAAAGGTTGTCGGGAACGAAATACTCTTTTATGGAGACATTGATAGGGATAATGCACTCGAATTTGTTTTACAGTTCAAGAAACTTGAAATTGAGCTGTTGAAAAAGAAGGCGGAACTTGTTGGCTATGAACCACAAATTCGTATATCTATCATGAGTGATGGTGGAGACATATTCTCTGGCCTAAACATGATGAATGTCCTAGAACGCTCTAGGGTCAAGGTCATCACCATCGCCCAAGGTTCCTGTTGTAGTGCAGCTACCTTTGTATTCCTGGGTGGTTCAGAGCGTCGCATAGGGAAGAATGCATACCTTCTGATTCACCAACTTACTACCGAGTTTTGGGGTAATTTCCAGGACCTTCGCAATGAAATGAAAACATCTGAAAAGTTTATGAAGATGCTCAAGAAGATGTATATGTCTAAGACCAAAATTCCAGAGAAGAAGTTTAAGCGTCTCATGAAGAAGGATATTTACCTTACACCTGAGAAGTGTATCAAGTATAAGATTGCCCACGTTGTTGACTGATAGTCACTGAACGTTTGTACAGTGCCAATAGACCTATAATAATTAAAACGATACAAAAAGTGTTTAGAGTTAGAGGTACTTGTGTGCTTTCTGCAGGTTTAAGTCGTTCCATTCGGCCATAATTTACAACGGGTAATGAAGACATCTATTTAAAGTTGAGAAATTAAATTAGTGTATAGTAATGAACAGGATTGCAATCGACATAGATGAAGTTCTTGTCCCATTTCTCAATCCTATGGCTCGGTATCACAAACAGAAGTCTGGTATTCAGAAAACCGATACACCAAAATACAGTTACGTCTATCGGGATATTTTTAATGTCACAGAAGAAGAATCTCAAAAGATGGTTCGAGAATTTTACAAGTCTGGACACTTTAAAGTTCTTAAACCGATAAGGGGGTCCCAAAGAGCGATGTGGTCGCTCCGTCACAATGTCGAGAAGATGTACATTGTCACGGGTCGCCAAGATGTTATAAGGAAGGAAACAGAATTGTGGGTCGATCATTTCTTCCCAGGGATCTTCGATGATATCATTCTCACAAATAGTTATACCCCAAATGAAGTCAAGAAAGTTGATATTTGTCGTGCCCTAAACATAGGTCTAATAATAGACGATAATAAAGCCATATGCGATGAATGCATCGAATCTGGTATGTCGGCTATAAACTTCATAGGTGTTCATGGTGAGGATG